GACAAAAACATGTGGTTTTTAAAGGTGTGTGATATCTTTGGTGCTGTAGGAGCATTAGGATCTGTAACCTGGGTGTATGTTGTCCCATTATACACTGCAGCAGGATTTACACCATCAGTAATTATAACTTCGTCATAACCCCAGTTATACTTAGTGAACCTAACTTTACTTACAGTAGATACGTCTACAGTACCTGGGGTAGTAATAGTAACCCATGCAGATGTAGCATTGTCCCAGTAGTACAAGTAGTCAGAACTACCGCTATCCCAACGAGCAGCTAGAATACCATCATTAACACCGTTAGCTACACATACACCGAGTACATTCCCAAAGCCAGGAACAGTACCATATTCGTTAGCGTAACCGCTAATCTTTCTGTAACCACCAGTAACAGCAGGCTCATAGTTAATAAGAGCAATAGCTGAACCAGGAGATGTCTCACCCTGAGAAAGCACATCCCTACTAGTGTTCAGGCCACCCTGACAGAAGATTTTAAAGGATGCTAGATTATCTGCCATTTACAGCTGCTCTATTAATAACGGTAGAACGGATAGCTAAGTCATCATCAAGCAATACACGGCGCATTGCTTTTACACCTTCGATAAAGTTATTCTGGTGAATAGCTGCACTCTGTTCGTTACTGCGGAAACGCATCATGAACATAACAGCACCGTCTGTAATAACGTGATCAAATCTGCTGGGGATAATGCAGGTATCATCGTAGAGTGTCATATCACTCGGTGTTGACCAGTATACGTACTCTACTTCATACGCTGCGTTAGGAACTGGTGTTACACCAAACTTCTCTTCGTATGTCTGGTACACGTAGTTAGGTGCAGAAGTACTACCATTGTCATCAAGACTGCGGTGCTGCTGGATGTACTCTTCGTAGGAGATTGGCTTAAGGTGCTGCGGTTGGTTTTGCTGAGAGGTTAACTTCTTAAGGTAGAAAGTATCCCAGTCTACTGTAGCCATATCCGCAGGGAAGTCATACTGACCTGTACCATCAGCAAGTGTCTGTGTGTAGGTAGTCTTCAGGAAGGGCCACTCCTGCGTATCCTGCAGGATCATTCTTACACTACTGTTTACAGCTTCCTTAGCAAGAGCCTGCACATTACGTGCGGCCTCAAAGCCATCACCCGCAGCGTCAAGGTTCACCTCGTTCATGCGAGTAAGTACTTTATTAACAAGTGCAACGTAAGTAGTAGCCATTTAACTCACATCTTTCGTGGTTCTAGGAATGTTTTTCTGTGGGCAGCCTTTAATTCGTCAAGGTCATCTATCACTAAACATTCTATGTGTGTGTAACCGTTATCTACTGCGTACTTGTATCTGTTGTTTCCAATCATACAGCGATACGACTGTTCGATATGTTCTGGTTGTGGTCTGCGGTCAAAAGGGTGTGTGTTACTCTTAAAACCTTTTTCAGTAGAAACTAGTATAGGGTTTAACATACCTTTTGTTTCTAATGAATTGCAGAATATTTTATCAAAAGCTTTATCTTGAAGATTGTCGTTAAGACTGTAAATATCAGCAAGAGGTAGAACTACAGTGTCTTCATGCTTTTGGGAACACTTTAAAGTTCGTTTCAATTCTTCCGACTTCAACGTCTTTTACCTCAAAGTACTTACTAAATAATTCTACCCACCAGTCACCATCTTTTACAATCTTGTGGGCGTTAGTACCATCAGCTAAAACTGTAATAGCTTCTTTAGTAGAAATATTAAAGAAACCACCTTTTATAACTAAACTCTTTAAATGCTTCATTACTGAGTCTAAGTATTCTGGTTCTACATGTTCCATCACATCACAACAGACTACAAAGTCACAAGGTGGTGGTGGACTGTCTTTACCTCTAATACCAGGATCATACTCAAACACATAGTAAGAAGGTTTGTGTTTATTCATGTAGATCTTAAACTTACCGTTAGCACAGCCGTAGTCTAAGATTGTCTCTACGTTTAGGCTCTTCAAAGTACCTTCGTATTTAGGTAACTTATCTACACTATGTCCACCACCCCATTCGTTTTTGGTTTGATGATGTGTGTCTATAAGTGTTAAACGGTACTCAGGAGAAACTAAATCCATGATAACTCCAAGGTAAAGAGAGGGCCAGTCTCCCAGCCCTCCCTTTGGAATTTATTAGGCGAGGTTGTACTTCGCAGTGACCAGAGCTTCTGGACGCAGGATCTTACGACCGTACAGGTGCATACCACGTACGATGTCTGCGAACGAATCAGGGTCACGGTAAGTCTCAGTCTTGTTGATCTGCTCAGCAGTTGCAACAGCAGAATCATGACCTGCAACAATCGCACCGTAGTTGGTGTTCTGGTTTGCTGTGCCAGTGGTGGCAGGACCAGTACCAACAACAGGGAGGTTGTTAGAGACATACACACGGAAGCCGTTCCAGTTGTTGATAACCAGACCGTTACGGAGAGCACCCGAATCACCGAAGTCAGAGTTGAGGAAACGAGAATCTTCGTCCATCAAGACTTCCATCATTACTGGGTCAATAACCAACCAACGACCATCCTTGTCTACGTTCTGCTGGTCAAGCAAGCGGCCCATACGAGCTACGAGCATGGTTGGCGAAACGTATGCGGTTGGAAGTGCAGTTGCACCAGGCAAACGAGCAGCAACAGGGATCGAATGGTCATCAGCACCAGAAGTGGTGATGTTACCGAAGTCACCCTTGTTCAGCTTGTTAGCTGCAAGCAATTCGTCAGAACCTGCAGACGTATTTGCTTTAGTACCGTTAACTACATCGTTTACGGTGTCAGCATTGTCATGCAGAGCAGACTGCTTGTAGCCAGACAAGTAGCCAAGAACTTCTTGGTCATACTGATCAGCCAAACGGTAAGCTGCACGGTTTGTTGCCAAATCCATGAAGTTTACGTGGCTGTGTGCTTCTTCGATGTCATCGATTTTGAATGCAAAGTAGTTTGCTTTATCGACAACGAGGGAGAAGTCAGCATCGGTCAGATCCTGAGGAGCAATCGTGGTACCACGTGCGTATGCAGATACCGAGATTTCAGGTTCTTTGATGATGCGAACAGTGTCGCCTTGGTTTGCGATTTCACCGAAGTAATCGGAGTTGGAGATGTCACCAGCAACGGTGCTCTTACGGAAGGCAAGTTGTACCTTCTTGGAATAGATTACGGACGAGAAGTTGCCGTTAGGCAGGTTGCCGTAACCCGATACGGTTGCGAAAGCCATTTTAAATTCCTCCTTGGATATGTTTGGCTTTAAAAGAAAAGATACACACTATGTATCAGGTTTGAGTTAGAGTACGTGTGTACCTTGGCTCAAAGCTAAACTAACCGACAAGAGGCTGACCGTTTCTAGGGTGCGTATATACAGGAGGTTACAGTGATCAGCCATAATCTCAAGAAATACGGGCCTATACTTTAGACAGGTAATTCTTTTAGTTGTTTAAGCTTTACAAGAAAAGATAAAAGGTTCTGAGAAGGTAGTCTTAAAATAAGAGGCTTCTATAAGAATGAACCTTAGTATCCTTAGTTATACTGTCGATTGATCAAGAGTCAACAGTATTTAACGAGCAGCACCAGAAAGATCGTAGACAAACTTACCGTTACGGATAGCTTGGTCAATCTTATCAGCTTTTGCTTCGTACTCAGCAGGAGACATCTTAGCCACCTGTGATTCTCTAAATGTGCCAGAAGCACTATCTGCATCAATCTGTGTTCTAGATCCTTTAGAAACAGTAGCTGCAGCTTTCTTAGCGTCTTGCTTACGGGCACTAGGTGTTAGACCATTATCTACTTTGTAGAGGTCAATAACACGAATTACACTTGCTGGATCATCAGCATTCTCGTAGAGAGCATCCTTGACCCATTTCGGCTGACTATCAGCCCAGTCATGAAACTCATCAGAAGCCTTTAAGTCATCAAAGTCTGAGTGTACTTTACGGATAGAATTCTCAGCTTTAGTACGCTCAGCTTCCCACTTAGCTTCATCTAGTTCCTTGAAACGTTCCTGAGCACCAGCAAATAGTTCTTGAGCTTTCTTAGCTGCAATAGTCTCAACGATAGAAGCTACATCAGGGTATTTCTTTGCCCAAGCAGCAATATCTTCGTCAGACTTAGGTGGACGTACTTTCTCAGGGCCAGCTTTAATACGGTCTTCTAGCTCAGAAAGTTTATTCTTCCATTCTTTCTCTTTCTCATTCATGTGGCGGCGTAGAT